CTTCATGCTTTAAAACAACAATACAGGTCATGCGAAAGCCCCTCCAGATAGGTATAGTTAAGTATACCATCCACCTGAAGGGGCTGTCAACTAGGGGTGATAATGACTAATTAGCCTTTTTATCTACCGTTTTAAACGCATCATTGATCTCTGCTAATGTGAGTTTTCCATCGTCAAGGAAGGCTCTTGCAAGCCTCTCAATAACGCTTGCTACACCCAATAGACCTGCAAGCATTACTGCCTGTATGGTGTCAATTCCTACTACGGCCCCAGCACCAAGTACTGATAAACCTGAAGCAGCAAAGACTGCTACTATACGCATCAAGATATTTGATAGAGCCTTTTGTGGTTTTTCTTTCTTTGGAGCCTCTACTATTTTTTTAGTCGCCATTATTTATCTCCTTTCCCAGCGAAATATCCGCCAATAATTCCAATTAGACCTACTAAGGCATTTTGAACTAAAGCGATAGCATCTTCATTGGTTCCATATTTTTCACCTGATGCTGTTTGTTGTAGCAACATGGAAGCATATTCACCAATGACTACAAGGCCTATAAAACCTAGTATTCCTAGGGTAATTACCCACATTAGTTTATCTTTCATTATTTATCCTCTTTTCTTAGCGGGATTGTGATTAGCCATATAACTGTTGTTGCCATTACAGCAATACCAACAATGTCTCTTGCTGATCCCGTCAAAGTTAGCCATGCGATAAAGAAGCCTAGGAGGGTGAATGCCTGTGCGATTAATTCCATTCCTGCGTCTTTAAACCATTTAGTTAATCCCTTGAGTGCTTTACCTACAAGACTAACTGCTTTGTTGATTATTTTCATTTGTTCCTCCTTATGACTGCCCCTGCAATTTGTGATACGATGATCACTGGGACAATTACTTCTTGCGCTTTCTCTCTCTGATCGTCTGTCATATCCATACCTAATTCAGAGAAATTAGATAGGAGTTCTGTAACATCCACTTCAAATACTGCTCCAAGTGGGTCTGCTAAGAATGCTTCTGTTTGTACTTCTGTTACTGCATCTGCTAATGTAAATGGCATTGGGGTTTCTCCTGCATCCCCTGCTCTTTCTGAGAACTCAACAAATGCTTCTGCAAGTGCTGGATTAGACTTCATTTGTTCAGCAATCTGTGCAACTTCTGAAGCCTTAATACCAAGATCTTCTGCAATCTCTGTTTTTGCTTCTTGTGTCAATGCTTTAAGTGTTTGACTAACTGCTGTTATTTGTTCAGCAGAAAGAGTAACTAACTTATTATCCTTACTTGTAAGGTTAGCAATAACTCCAGACAAATCTTCTGATGTTCCAGTTCCTTTTTCAGGAACAAGTGCTGCTAAAACTTCATCTTCAATTTCTACATCTGGCTCAGTCCAAGGATTCTCTTCTGGCTCTGGTTCTAGTCCAGGCTCTGGTGATGGTTCTGGGGTAGGCTCTTCAGTAGGCTCTACAACTGGCTCTTCAGTTGGTTCTGGCTCTGGTGTAGCCTCTGGGGTAGGTTCAGGTGTAGGCTCATCTGTAGGATCTACTGTAGGCTCTGGAGAAGGCTCTGGTGTAGGTTCTTCTGTTGGTTCTTCAGTTGGCTCTGTAGAAGGTTCTGGGCTAGGCTCTGGGGTAGGCTCTTCACTTGGTTCTGGAGAAGGTTCTGGTGTGGGCTGATTGGCTGCTGCATTGGCTGCTGCTTGAGCAATAGCAGCATTAAGTTCTCTTTGTGCCTGCTCATAATAATAGTCCCATGCATCTTCAATGGCACCATTAAGATCAACTATTGACTGATTATATTCATCTTCTGCATCTTCTTTATTTTGTAATGCTATTGCTACATTTGATACAGCAGTATTATAGTCATTAGTTTTAGTTGTCAGAGTTTGATTATAAGCGTTTAATGTTGAGACTGATTGATTATAAACACTTAGTTTGTCATTGTATACCGCTTGTGCTGACTGCTTTATTGCTAATGCAGAATTGTAAGCGTCAATTTGTTCTTGAGTGGCCTGTGTTCCATGAGAAAATGTATTAAGATTACAACTAAATCCTACTCCCCAGCCACCAGTATAGTCACATCCCGCTCCAGTCCAGCCTCCAGGAATTGCCCATCCAAGATGGTAGGATCCTGGGCCTCCACCGTTGTACCACCATATTTCTACATCTAAAGTCTTGTCTTCACTAACATCGTATACTGGAGAATATGGACTCCATGTTGTTCCCTGCTCTACCCAGTTATCAACGGCAAGTTCTCCGTTTACATACATTCTAAAACCATCATCTGTGTATCCTGCAAAATATGTTGATGTCCAGTGTGATGGTACAGTTATTGTTCCAGTGAATTTAACTATTATATTTTCGTAATATCCACAGACTGGCAGGTTCATAGAGTTTGAGTTCAATGTGCCAGTACATATAACAGATCCAGGAACCGCTATGCTACCCTCTCTTAACAAGTGATAAACAGTATATTCAAGTCCTACTCCACCCTGTACATATGATTGTGCTGTTGATAGATTTATGTTTGCTATATCAAGAGCATCCTGTGCATCATTTTTATTTTCTAGGGCTGTGGCTACCGTTACTGTTTGTCCATCTACTGCTGATTGGGCGAAGTCTTTTTCTTCAAGTGCCGTGGCTTCTGCAGAAACAGCACTGGTATGTGCAGCATAAGCATCGTCCCTATCCTGTTTAGCATCAACGGCAGAGTCGTATTTATCTTCTGCTATATTAATAAGGCTGTTAAATTGATCTTTATATCCAAGATCATCTACGCTGTCTCTGAGGTCTTGTATTTCTTGGGCAGCAACTGATATGGGGTCGTTAGGATTAGCCTCTGTGGGGGCTATTAAAAGCCATCCAAAGGCCAATAAAGTGGCTGTTACTATTCTTGTTAATCGTTTTATTTGCCTTTCCCCCTTGCAGACTAATGTCTGATAGGGTTATTATATCATTTTATTCAGATTATCAATTAGTAGCCCTGCTCTTGGACCATCGCACCAAACTGAATGTGAGTTTTCTAAAGGTAAATAAAGCATATCTCCTGGTTTTAATTCGTATGTTTTTTTGTTGTCTATCTTCCAAAATGATGTTCCAAGGATTTGCCAGTAAAACACATCATGTGGATCATTATGATCGCTGACTAACCTATTAGAAAGTGACATCCTAATGCCCTGCGGATGCCAGTCAGAAGAGCAATTGTGTGTTTGCTTTTTATAATAGCCACAATCTCTATTATCTACAGAGTTGTTTATCTTATATAGCAGTTCTGATACTCCAGCAAACTCATCGAAAAGGTTATGAGTTTGTGGGGCAAGCCAAAACCTTTCTTGTATTTGTATATTTCCAATATAGTCTAAAGCAGAAGGATTGTTTACCTTCTCTACTCTTTCTTTTAAGTTTTTATTTTCTATAGTAGATTCTTTATATATGTAGTTCATCATCTCCTCCCATGTTATTTCTGGGGTTTGATATTTTTCAAATAGTACCTCGTGCTTGTTTTCTTTTGCTTCTTTTATTAAATTAAACATATTTAATTATACCATTATCTAAAACAAAAAGGGGAGCAGGTTTCCCCACTCCCCCAGTCGTTGGACTAATTACTTAACGTACTTAACCTTAGCCTTTGGATTCTTTGCATTCCACTTCTTGGCGAGTGCATTGAATGATGCCTTTAGTGATGTAAGAGCAGCAGAATTATCTATTGTCAACTTAGCAATCTGTGCATCCTTAATAACAAGAGCAGAATCTGAAGCAACCTTTGCATCAGCAAGTGCCTTGTCTGAAGCAACCTTTGCATCAGCAAGTGCCTTAGCAGAAGCAGCCTTTTCAGCAGCAATTAAAGCGACATGCTCTGCTGTTGCTCTGACTAGTGCAGCATCTGAAGCAGCCTTAGCAGAAAGTGCTGCATCCTTAGCAGCAGTTTGAGCAGCAAGTTCTGATACTAGATCACGAACTGTAATCTCTGCAAACGGTGCTAGTGTTGGAGCAGTCAATCCTACTACTGCTGCTGTAACTGCATCAGAAGATGTTGTAGGTGAGAATGTGATTAGTGCTCGTGTTCCAGTTGCTGGAAGTGTTGCAACAAACTTTGCAACTCCAAAATCTGAAAGTGTAGCACCAGTGGTTGCTGTTGCTGTGTCTAGTGTTGCTGTAGCAGCAAATACTGTTGCAGTAATTGACTTAGCAGATACCTTGTTACCAAATGTATCTGTTGCAGTTACTGAGATGTCTTGCTTTGTACCAGCAGCACCTGAAGCAGGGGCAGATACTGTAAGAGTATTAATCTTACCAGCAGTTCCCTGTACGTAGTAGGTGAGTGTTGTTCCACCGTTGTTGATTACAACTGTGCCAATTGCTGTCGTTTTAGTATATACGTAAAACGTTGCGGTTGTTCCTGTACCAGTTGCAATTGTCAAAGATGAAGATCCTGAAGATGCTCCTACTGGTGCAGCGGTTGTGTGTAGTGCAGACACGATTGTTGCATTTGTTGCTACAACAGAAACTACTGTTCCTGTGTCAACTGTTGCTACGAACTTAAGTGCGTCTGCAGCGTCAACTGTGTTGTCTGCAGGAACTGGCAATGCAGCAGGTGTTGAGATTGATGAAGCGGTTGTGTTAGCCGTTCCAGCAAGATCTACAGCGACTGTCATTACAGCAGCACTTGCAGGTGTTGCTACGATTGTGCCCAAAGTCATGGCTGCAACCATGGCTAGTGCGATTTTCTTAAATGAGTTCATTTAATTTATTTCTCCTTGTTTTATAGTGTTTTTAGTCTATCCAGGTAGTCTTTTATGTCTTCTATCTGGCTAGGCTTATAGTGTATCACATTCTCAGGTAGTTCGTCAAACTGCTTAGGCCTATCCCTAAAAGTATGAACCTCTACCTCAGTTTCTGTATTTTTTGGGGTATGTGATATTGCCCCAAATATTGCTCCACAAACAGCATCAGCCAAGTCCTTTGACTTTTTGCGTGGGTGGTCAACTCTATCATTTTTCATAATCTTTAACTGGGTTAGTTCATCAAACAATAAATCAATTGCAGGCATGGCAAGTCTTTCCTCATATACAAGCATTGCCATATCCTCGTAGTGTTTTTTAGCAACAGAAACAGTATCAGTTTTCATTCCAACCTGCTTGAGTTCATTCTGAATATCAAATGATTGCCAACGGTCAAAGGAAACCATTCCAATATCAAACCCTATCCTTCTAAGGTTCTGGATCCATTGTTTAACCTCAGAGAGATTAACTGGGCCTTCTACCTTTGGCTCCCACCATGCTACTGCATCTACTACTACAATAGGTGCTACCTGTTCATAGTTATTAATGACTTGTATGTTTACCCATTTTTCTACATGTGCAATTGCTACCGCACACTTATCGTGTTTTTGTGCAAGGTCAGCATGAACATAATATTTTTTAGTTGGGTCTGGCTTAAATGATTCGTCAAACCTTCTAAAGTTATCTATTGGGTTTCTTAATGTCATACAGGCTCTTACTTTTTCTGCCTGCTTAAAAAATGCATCTGAAGCAAAAGTTGGTACGCATGCAAAGCGCATCATTGCATCTCCAAGGTCTGTCATGAATGCAATCATAAAGTCATCTATCTTACGAGTAGGATTTACTTCCCATGTAGGTCTCTTTAATGCAAATACTCCAGGATACTTATATGAGATGATGTGATCTTCATCCCACGAAATTTGAAACTTGTTGTCTGGGTCTGTGTCTGGAAGTAATGGATTAATTATAAACTCATGTGTTTTTTCAACTGATTCTTTTTCAGCAATCACTGCATCATACTTTTCTGAAATAAAGTCGCCTGGAAATCTGGGGAACGAAAGTAAAACAACCTTTCCAAGGTCTGGGAAACGAGAGTCTACTGATCCACGGAAAGCCTTGTAGATGTTGTCTGCAGTTTTACCTTGCTCGTTGCCAGTATTAACCTCAGATGCAAAACCAGAAATCTCATCAAGCACTGCAAGCAACAAGTTCAAACCCTCATGTGACTCACGCTCTGAGTGACCAGAGTAAACAGTAATTGATTTATCAAACTCAACTGAGTCTGCCTTAGCATTATACTTTCCAGCAAACCAAGGGGACTTTTCAATCTTAGACTTAAAACCTTTAAAGAAAACATTCTTTGCTTGTTGTGCGTTAATAGCAACATTGATAAGGTCGATAGCATCTCCAGAGGGCTTACCAAAATACTTTGCAGGGTCTTTAAGGCACAATAGTTTATATACTATATATGAGCATGCTACGGTTGATGTAAAGTCTTTTCCAGACCCCTTGCCAAGTTGCAGAATGATTTCATTCTTTGTGTATTTTTCATAATAACGAGTTCCTTCTTCTTCCCCCATTATGTCTATCAAATCTTCTTTACGATATATCTGGCTCATAGCCTCAACAATGTCATATTGAATATCTGAAAGTGGTGGCTGACCAAGATAGTCTGGAGACTCAACAAATGTCTTTGCGTTTACTGGGGTTTCTTCAAAGTGATTGCTTTTAAGAACTTCTAAAAAATCATCAAAGTCTGCCATTACTGCTCACTAATTGATTCAGATACAATCGTTACTACTTCGTTTTGCTTTGCAATAGCAGATAGTCGCTGCATAATAATATCTCTTACTTCAGGATGTTCTGACGCTATGTCTCTAAGAATTCCTACAAGAACTTCCTGCCTTCTTTCAATCTCAATCATTTCCTCTGCAAGTTCCTTGTTCTCAAGCAGACCAGCCTTCTGTAGCATATCGATGCGCTTAGACTCAATGTCCATCACAAGTTTAATTGCAGCAGTCTTTGCACTAAGGTTATTAGTCATTGATGCCTCATCAATAACTTCATATGTGCGAGAAACAAGTTTGCTGTAGTGTGTGTCTGCAGCAGCAAGTGCTTCTTTAGCACGAGCACGAATAGCATCATTAGCGGATGCCATAACCTTCCACTCATTAATAAGTGTTACCACTTTGGTCCTTGGGATGTCTAGTTGTTTAGAGATTACCGTAGGGTCATTGCCCTTTAGGTATTCTTCTACTACTTGATTAACTTGATCAAGATGTTTAACTAGATCATCTTCAGTTGACATTGTTTAATTCCCTTGCTATTTTTAGCAGTATGAGATAACCGATTAGGTCATCTAAATCATTATCGCCAACATAAGATCCACCTCTAGTTATTCTAGAAAGTTTGTCGTCAATGCGAACATGCAGTTGCTCTACACTGTCTGATGTAGCAAAAACTCTAACAGGATTAAGGGCGGAGTCACCATATGATTTATTTTTTGCAATTAGCATTTCTTTGATTTCATCGCAAACTTGTGCGATAGTAAACTGTGTCTCAGAACTCATGACTTTCTCCTAACTGAAAACGACCAACGATTGAAGACCTAGGCAATTCATTACTTAATTGATGCCACACGTCTTTTTGAAACAAAAGCATATCTCCTGGTTCAAGAATATACAATTTTTCTAATCCTACAGAATCATTCTTTAGCCACCAGTCATTTTTTCCTGCTAAATGAATTATACAAGTATGCCAATCATGCACCTCGTATGGAACAAATTTTTCTGAAAGAGAAATTTTTAAAGATGCATAGTCTGAATTAATATCTAAAATTTTATCTATTTCTTTTATTTGATTGTCTATGGATTCTGATATTACAGACTTTAAAGTTTTTTTGTTAAAAAATAAAGAAAAGAAAAAGGTAGCGTCAGAATCAATAATGTGATATGATGAGTTTTTTTCTGGATAGGATAATTTTTTTATAGCCAAAAGATCTTTATAAATAATTTCAAAATTATTATTTGACTTAATCAAATCTGTAAGTTCTGGCTCAGGATTTCTTGTTGCTATATTAAGAATATTTAAAATTTCTTCCCAGCCTGGCAAATTTTTAAACAAACTTTTAGCATGATAAATTCCATAGTTAGACCATTCTTTTTGAAAATCAGACTTTAAAGTATCTAAATTACTCATAGTCTTCATCTTCTTCGTCACCTAAATCAAAAATGTCTGGAAAGTTTTTAAAAGAATTAATAACATAGGCTATGCCTACGGAACTAGCCACGGTAATGGCTAAAATAATTTTTTTTGTTTTACTCATCGCTTAGACTTCCTTAATCCAAATTTTGCAAGATACACATAAATAGTTTCCACGCTTACCCCACACTCCTTTGCAATCTCGTCTGGAGTCTTTTTGTCCATAAGATAACGCTTACGCATAAAGACTTCTGATGTATATAGTTTAGCAGCCATGATGTTATTTGTCAACTCCTATTGCCTTAGTCCAATTTTTTAAAGCCCAGTGTCCGATGCCACAGGCATCTGCAACATCGTTATCTGTAATAGTTCTATCATAAATAGTATTAATAAACTTGATTGTTCTTTCTTTGCGTAGCATGCGCTCATGGGCTTTGTAGTATGACTCAGACTTTCCTGGCGTCTCTGCTCTAATTAAAAGTTGCTCATCTTTAGATATTTTTTTGTTTCCAATATAGTTTTGCCAAGTAATAGGAGAAACTTTTCCTATAACTTTTGTACCAGTTTGTCCTGCTGATCCAAGTATTGCTCCCTGTACTAATGCAAGATCTGCAGCAGTCTTTGGGCTATTCATAAATACTGTATGCTCAATAATGATTGCCTCAAACCCACCGTAAATATCAAAGAACGCTTTTACCTTTTTACCAGCATCCATAACCTTTTCGTATACATTATTCCCTTCAAAATATATTTTTCCTACAGACTCAAGATCATCTCCAGCAAATAATGCAAAGGCAAGACTATTTGTGCTGGCGTCGATGGCGCAGATTTTATGTGGCTTTACTTCTAACCCCCATTTATTTTTTACCATTTGTTTTATCCTTTATCTTTTTAATTGCCTTGCTTACTGCATCTGGATTTATAACACATGCTGAACAAATCGTGTCATCATTATATATAGAAAGAGGTGTTGAGCAAGACTTACAATATCTTTCTTTCCCTTTTCTTTTTTGTCTTTTTGATTGTAGGTATCTTAAAGCAATTTTTTCTTTTGTTGCAATGTCTCTACAGTTTGAAGAACAGTATATTTGATATGATACTGTTGGCTCAAATTGATTATCACAACATCTACAACTGTTCACTTAGAATCTCCAGGGGTGCAATCTTTATTACACCTTGTCCTGCAGACTCACATGCTTTTCTAATTGGGCATGACTTGCATATCTTAGAGTTGGACCTATAGTTCTTGACTGGTAAAGTTTTATCTTCCCATGCCTTTCGAACTGTCCTCATCCAATCAAATGCCTGGTCTACCCACCGACGGTAATGATCGTTTACATCTACGGGAATCAAAAGAAGTTCATGATTATTTTTGTTTTCATAAATCATAACACCCTTTGGCCGTTTTAAGATTTTCATATAGATAAGTAATTGCATTAGGTGGCCAGTCTTGGCTTTACCTGCTGCCTTTCTATACTCAAACCCTTCATTCATCATTGTTTTAATTTCACCAATGAGTTCTTCTCCCTGCCAATCAAGCATAACATCTCCATACCCAAAAATAGGTGGGTCGTCATGTCTGATCTTAAACTCTGTTGTTGCTTCATTTTCATCATTACGATATATTTTTGCAACTCCAGAGTTCATCATTGCGCTCTGAATTCTTGCGTGTGACAGAGTGCCAGCAGTCATATTTGCTGCAGCGTATGCATCGGCATTGTCTTCAAATGTTTGTCCATCAAAAGCAAGGTACCAATATCTGGCACATTCTCCATGACCATAAGCAATAGTAGATGGTGCAAAAGTCTTTTTGACAGTATGCTTGTCTACACGATTAATAGTATAGCCCTCTCTGATTTTTTCAACAAGGGCAGCAACATCCATAGAGTGGACTGGTTTTTCTTCTGGCTTTATCATAACTGTATGTAGTAAATTTTTTGTCATTATATCTCGTTTCTAGTACTATAAGTATAGCAGATTATCGGATTATATACTTTAAAGCAGATACAAGATTGTTAATTGACTCCGCTGCAGTATAGTAAAGATTCTTCTTTCCCCTGTCAGATTTGTCAACATTAGCCATCCATGTAGCCTTTAATGACATCTTTGCAGCGATTGCCTGTAAGCGAACTATCTCAACTGTTGCCACATTAAGTGGTATGTCTGGTTTAATAATGATCTTGGCTATAAAGGTAAGGGCTGTAGTCAACTCCTCATCCTGCATATAGTCTGCTATTTCTGCCAAACCATTTACCATCTCTATTGTTGTCTGTTGCTGTTCCATTATTCCTCCATCATATCTTCTAGTATGCTCATTTCAATTATAGCAAGTCTTACCTTTGCATTACCCTCGCCTATTACGACTACTATGGCTGGATCCTTGCCATTCTTCATGGCGTCTGTAGTAACCTTAGCCCAAACCTCTTTGTTTAAGGTAAAAGATTTACCCACCTCTTTAAAGTCTACGACAAAGGTTTTCCAAGAGGCATCACCTTTTTGAGTGTTGCGTCCAGAATTCTTGTGCTGTTTAGCACCAAGTCTTTTACTCTCGCTTTTCTCAGTCATTTCTTTTTACCTTTTTGTATCCTTTTCTAAACAATATTACTTCTGATAAATGTTTTTCTGAGCACATCCAAGATGCCATACCAGTTTCCATATAAACCCGCATAGTCTTTACTTCTTTTTTGCAAGTCTTACAGGGAAACTTTCCTTCGTATATGCTGTAGTTAGTCATTTAGCCTAGACTTAATTGATTCTTGCAAGTCAAGATCCTCTCTTACTCTATTGACAAATGCTTCCTTACCCTGGACTTTTGTTCCGTCAGGAAGGATATACCAAGCACCAGTGCGTTCTACAATACCGTTTAGTTCTGCGGTAGTAACCAAATCACCAATGGCATCAAGACCAATATTGTCACCTCTAAAATAAAAATCATACTCGCCAGACTGGAACCCTGGAGAGGTTTTGGAGAATTGTAATTCCCACTTAATAACTCTTCCAATCTTTTCTTCAATTAACTTATCTCCTACCTTAATCTTTCCTTTAATCGCTTGATTGTCTGACTCGGAACTAAATAACTTAATGATGCAAGAAGAATAAAACTTAGTAGCCTGACCACCAGAAGGCTGCTGGCTAGTATACATAGCATTAATATTATTGCGAGACTGACTAATGAGAACAAGAAGAGTAGGCTTAACTTTGTTGTTAGCATAATTAAGCATTTTCCATGCGTTGCTAAAGTCACGGGATTCTGCTCCAATCTGCTTTGTATTTTCCAAAGCCTTCATTTCATCAGTGTCCTTTTCAAAATAAATTGCAGGAAGCATTGATGTAATAGAGTCTACCACGATTAAGTCAACTCCAGCATTCATAAGTCCAACGCCAACATCTACCATATCGCTAATGGTTCTTGCTTGCGAGTAGATTAGTTTTTCTGGATCTACCCCTAAAGTTCTAGCCCAGTCTTCTGAGTATGACATCTCTGAGTCAATCCAGGCACACAGTTTACCTTCTGCTTGTGCTAGAGCAATCATCTGAAGACACATAGAAGACTTTGCTGACGACTTTGAGCCCCAGATAAGCACTTGTCTTCCGTATGGTAGACCACCACCAAGAGCACGGTTTAAACCAAAACTAGGTGTAGGCTGATACTCATAGTTAATACCAACACCGCTTCCTAATCTTTTTCTCAACTTAGGGTCAAGTTGCGCTAATGCTTCTTCTATACTAACTGACATGTACATCCTCCAATGTTACGGTTCCGTCTTTAGTCTTGCCAAAATCAAACTTGTAATACTTTCCTTCTTCGATATGCATATATGCTTTTGGAAAAGATGTTGGAAACACTGTAATCGAATGAAGATCTCTCTTTGTGTCTGCCAGTGTAAGCGACGCCATTTTCTTTCCAGCCTTAGTAACTCTTGGCTTAAAGGAAACCACAAACATTTCATCATCTTTGAATGGTAACTGTTTGTATCCTAAAAACTTAACAAGAGCATGAGATGACTCTTTTATTTCTTCAGACGGTATGAAAGATACAATCCGATTATCATTACAAAGAACCAAATAAGAGCGACCTGTCTCAATAGTTGTATTTTCATCATCAAATATGCCCACAGACCCAGTCTTGTCCAAAATTTCAACTCGTGACCATCCTGTTCCCCTTTTAATAGATTTTACCATACCCATAAAAATATATGAGCCTTTTTCTTCAAAGTCAACAATGTCCTGAATAAATGCATAGTAGTGAGAAGGTATTGTGATATTAAACTCTGGAAGGTTTAAAAACTCATAAAGATTTTCTTTAATTGCTTTATCATCCCTTGGATTATCTAGAAATGTTGCAGCACCAATAGCCTTCAGTGCCTGAAGTGCCCTAGAGTTTACTCCATTACCCTTTGTAAAGGTAAACTCTTCAAGTTCTTTGTAAGAACTAAATGGTCGTGCTGTAATATATCTTTCTGCAATTTTGTCAGATATAAACTTGATAGCAGTGAGCCCAAACCGAATACCCTTACCCTCAATTTTAAAATCGATATCCGAATCGTTAATGTGAGGTAACTTAACGCTAATGCCCATTCTTTTTGCCTCAATAAGGTATTCAGTTCTTGCATCTTTATCCTTTTCATTTTTTAACACTGAGTACATGAACTCAAGTGGATAATAATACTTTAACCATGCTGTCCAATAGGATAGGGTTGAGTACGCTACTGCGTGAGACTTATTAAATGAGTACCCTGCGTGAGCCTCAAAGTCATGCCATAAGTCTAAAGCAGCATGCGGTGTAATATATTGGGATGCTCCCTCTACAAACTTTTCTTTAAACTGATCAAATTCTTTAGCATCTTTTTTCTTTCCAATGATCTTTCTAACTTTATCTGCTTCCGACATGGACATACCGCCAAGGTGTACGCATGCTTGCATAACTTGTTCCTGGTAAAGAATACAGCCATAAGTGTCCTCCGTAAATTCTTTTAGTACTTGGTGGGTATAAGATATGTTTTGACGACCATGTTTACGATCAACATAGTCTTTTCCAATGGTATTCATAGCACCTGGACGAACAAGAGCGTTGGATGCTGCAAGTTCATTTAGGTTTTTAACGCCCATCTTGACGAGAAGGTTTGTGTATGGTGCTGCTTCACACTGGAACACACCTTTTGTGTATCCGTCTGATAACATCTGATAAACATTTGCATCATCCATCTTGATTTTAAGAAGATCAATCTTCTTGCCATCTCGCTCTTTAATTATGTCGATTGTATTCTTAAGTACAGACAAGGTCTTAAGACCCAAAGCATCAATCTTAATTAAGCCAATCCTTTCGGCTTCTTCCATATCAACACCAACCACTGGAATTCTTTCATCAGATCCAGTAGAAGATCTAGTTTCAAGCGGTGCATATCTAAAGATTGGCTCCTTGCTTGTTACTACACCTGCTGCATGTATACCTGTTCCACGAATACGACCACGAAGTTGTTCTCCGTAAACTTCTACTTCTGGATACTTTTCACGAAACTCGTATGTTGATTTTGATGTACAATAATCGTCCCAAGAGTCTACTGTCTTTAATACTTTATTTACATCTGAAAGAGGAATGTTTAATATTCGTGCAACATCTCTGACAATTCCCTTACCAGTAAATTCAAGGAAGGTTGCAATAGATGCAACATGTCGGTACTGTCTAACTAGATAGTCTTTGACCTCTTCACGACGAGTATCCTGAATATCTGTATCAATGTCTGGAAAATCATTACGCTCTGGGTTAATAAAGCGAAAGAACAAAAGTTTATGCTCAATAGGATCAATGTCCGTAATCTTTAGTGCATAGCAAACCAAAGAACCAGCAGATGAGCCTCTGCCTGGTCCAACCATAATCTCTTCCTTCTTAGCCCAGTTGATCATGTTACTTACAACAAGGAAGTATGGTGCAAACTTTTTATCTTTAATAATCTGTAATTCTTCTTCAAGTCTGTCAAGGTACTCTTGCTTTTCTGACAAACCTCGTTCAACCAAACCTTCCATAGCAACCTTTGCAAGTTCTTTGTCAGGGCTCTTATACTGTACTGGTAGAAGGTTTAGACCTTCTTGAATGCCATAGTCTCCTACTGTATCTGCTAATAGGATTGTGTTTGAGTATATATCTGGTCGATCAATACCCTGCGATTCCATGGCTGCTTTAATCTCTTCGTATGAAAGTAGGTGGATATCAAACTTATTAAATGTTATCTGACGGTCTTCGCCATAAAGATAGTCAAGGCGTTCCATCATATCTTTTTTCTTTTTTGATTTTTCATATGTAGCATCTTTTACAAACTTGCCATGTGTATTTAAAAGCAACTTAAACTCTTGAACTTCTTTTTGTGATGGATCAACATGGTGGCAGTCTGGAGTAACAACAACCTTAATTCCAAATTCGTCTGCGAGTTCTATGAGATACTTGTTTATGTGGGCTTCATTATGAGGCATGACTTCAATATAATAATCATCTTCAAACCGTTCTTTAAACCAAGAGATGTATTTCTTAGCAAGAGCAAACTCTTCTTCTTCTAACGCTTTTACAAGTACGCTACTTGGGCAAGCAGATGTTACGATAATTCCTTCTTTGTATTTTTCTAAAATAGTAAAGTCAAATCGTGGCTTTTTAAAGAAACCATCTGTCCAAGATAGTTCACTAATCTTGTTGAGGTTTTCTAAACCAATTTGATTCTTGGCTAGAAGGATAATGTGATTGTAGACAAGATCTTGTTGACCTTCTCTTTCAGACTTATCTCGTGTATCAGATATGTCTGCACACATGTATCCCTCTAGCCCAAGAATTGGCTTTATGCCCTTTGCTTTTGCAATACGGTGCAGTTCCC